AATATTTGATCGTTTTGAACTATGGAACGAAAATAAAATTTTAAATTCTTATATAGTTGTTAGCAACAAATTAAAGGAGATGCGTGGGCTTCCATCTATAAACAGAAAAGACTTTTATAAAATAATACTCAATGATAAAATAAATTTAAAGGGTGAATTAGAGCGAGTTAAAAAAAATGTTAAAAATAATTGTTAACTTTATGTTCATTAATTGTAGATATGAAGTATTCAGTTAGTGATATAGACAAAATTGTTAATTTTAAATCCTGGTCGGACAAACAAAAGATTGATGAGTTGCTAAAAATAGACTCGATGATTTATCCAAATTTAGGAACCGAATCAAGTGTCAAAGAAAAAAGGCAAGCACAGAGTATATCTAAACGAATATATAGATTGATAAAAAAAATTGACAAAACCCTTGGGGAGACACTGTTAGTTAATTATTAATAACTATGAGTATAGAGCCCTTAGAAAGAAAGCGCGTTCAGAACATTAACTTTGTTATGGATGACCTACACAAATCTGTTTCTTCTATTTACGAGCATTTAATGGACAAAGAGTATGGGTTGTTGCAGCCCGAAATCAACGATTTGATTAAAAAATTAAAGTCCATTAATGAATCGATAAAAGATGAAATATAATACCATACGTCCTAGGCTCACCGGTAAAAGAAAAACTGCTTTTGAATACTTAATGCGAAAAGAAAGGAGGATGCTTATCGTAGGAGATATACATGCGCCTTTTAATCATCCAGATTATTTAGAGTTCTGTCAAGATGTGTACGTTAAATGGAATCTTAATCAAGTAATATTCATAGGAGATATAATAGATAACCACTACGCTTCATTTCATACCACAGATCCTGATGGTCTTGGAGGGGGAGATGAGCTTAGCTTAGCTATAAAGGAAGTTAGTAAATGGTATAAAGTATTTCCAAAAGCGGATGTAACTATTGGCAACCATGACCGTATGGTGATGCGTAAAGGCTTTGAATCTCAGATCCCTAAAAGATGGATTAAAAGTTATAATGAAGTATTAGGCACACCTAAATGGAAGTGGGTAGAGAATATAGTTTATGATGAAGTATTATACGAACACGGTGAAGGGGGTCAAGCGCAGATGAAAGCAAAAAACAACATGATGAGCAGTGTCTGTGGGCACACGCACACGGAAGCTTACACTAGATGGTTTGTCGGTAAAAAGTTTCGTGTCTTCGGAATGCAGACCGGATGTGGTATCGATATTAAAAGCTACGCGGCAGCTTACGCAAAAAATTTTAAACGACAAGCTTTAGGATGTGGGGTGGTATTAGGAGGGCATACAGCCTTTAATGTGATGATGGATTTATAACAATGTTTAATTTTAAAAACCCTAGGTTTGAATTTTTTTTAGTTTTTATACTTAACAGTATAATACTTTATTTGGTGTGGAGTTTAGTCTTTTAGTTTCTTCTTTTACGCCTTTGCCTTTCTCTTTCTTTTTCTCTTGCATACAAAGAATTAGGCCCGTATTGTTTTTCCCAAAGCTTTGGATTGGTTCTTTTAATTCGTTCAATTTCTTTTAAAGTTGGTTTTTTCTTAGATTTGCTCGCGGCGTCTTTGATGTTTTTTATGTTTCTTTCCACGGCAAATCCAACTTCAGAGGGTAAAGCGCCAAATAAATATAGGATATACAATTTACCGTTGTCTTTTATTTGATTTATTTGTTCCTTAGTTAATTTATATTCTTTTTTAGTTCCAAAACTTTCTTTTTCAAACTTACCAGTTCTATATAAGTTAGCGTATTCAATAAGTAATGAAACTCTTTCGGCTCCAATTCCAAAAGTACCCAAAATATCAAACAGATTTCTACTTTCATTAGGATCATAAACGAGGTTTTTATTTGAATCAAACAAAAACTTGTACATATTATTTACGGCGGGCAAAAACAAATCATCTGCTGGTGTGCCCGACAAAGGATTTACTAAATCTGAAATTACATTTGTCCGTATACCTTTTAAACGGTTAGAAAAGCTTCTTTCTTTTTTCTCCTTACTTTCTTCTTCTGCTCCAGGTAACAAAGACCTTGCCGCGTCGGTTAATCCGTATAAAGTTAATATCCTAAATGTGTTAAATAAAGCTGTTTCCGCAGCTAAACCACCCAGAGATTTCAAAGCCTCGGATTTAGCTTCTTTTGAGGAAGTTTTGTTAAATGCGGTATTGACGTCAGAGTATAAGCGTGTTTTTAAATTAAACAAAAAGTTTGAAAAAGGAGCCACCATTTGTGTGAAAATTCTAGTGCCAGGGCTTTTAGATCCATATATTTTACCAGCTAAATCTCTGTCTGATATGTTTTGCTGTCTATCAACCATCTGCTGCGCATAGTCACCCGCTTTTCGGTTTACTTCATGTGTTTTCCAATCAATACTAGATGGGTCAACACCTTGCTCTTTTAAACTTTTAAAATAAAAACCTAGCCAAGATGTGTTTGCTGTAAATTTATCAGAAGCTATTAGTCCTTTTAAGTAAAAGGTTTGTAATTTATCTAAAACTTTTAATGTTTTGGCTGGCGCGCTTTCTGCTGCTTTCTCTAATTGGTTGTTTAAAGAATCAATTTGAGCCTCAGATCCTATCCCTCTCAAAGCAATAGCATATCCTGAATTTTTTAACCAGTCTCTTGCATCTTTACTAGTTACAAAAGTGTTGATTCCACTTAAAGTATTTTCTGCCCCAACTGTAACTAAAGTATTTGCAACAGGCGCAGTTTGTTTTATAACCTGACCGAAACTACCAAGCACACGGCCTACCGCAAAAGCTGCTAATCGATTTACTCCTTTTGCTAATTTTTGTGTTCTTGGGTCGGTAAACTCTATTCCTCTTTTTCTAGCAACAAATTCTTTAATTCTGTCAGTCATCAAGTCTCTATCGCTTTTTGTTTCTATTAGTTGATTAACTTCTGGAGATTCAAAAAAACCTTTTACTTGCTGAATAGATTCAGCGGTGTTAATATCCATTATTGCTTTTTCCAATGACTTCATTTGCTTGTTATCAAAATTTAAATCTACATATTGATTTTCACCTAATCCACTTGGGCGAGTTATAGGTTTTAAAACACCCGTTTCTTTGTCATATATTTTGGCGCGGGTGTTGTTGTCCTCTAAAATAGGGTCGCCAATTTCACCCAAGTCTTTTTTTGTGTCCGGCAAAACAGAATACACATGCGTGGTGTAGTTTATATCTTTATCTAAACCTTTGTTGTAAACCCCTTGATTCACCTCTAGCAAGTCGTCATAATATTCTGACCATTTGTTTGTAACCCATTCTACTGCTTCTAAGTTTTGCGGATCTACTTTAGACTCAACCTCATTAATATTGTTTGCGTCTTTTAATATTTTATTGTAAACATCCTCATACACCTGTCCTTTTTGTTTTAAGGTTTGAGAATTTTGATTTTTTAATTTTTTAAATGAATCCTCTATAAGTTTTTTAGTTCGTTTAAACTCTTGCGCTTGACTTGCTTCGGTTCCATCAATAGTTCTCCTAACAAACCCCAACATTCCACGAGCGACAATATTAAACTCTGTATTAAAAGCTTCATTATTAGGTTTGCTTTTTTTAAATTCTTTAACAAAATCATCTTTTATATCTCGAGCAGTCTTTTCTGACTTACTTGTATTAAAAAACAAATCTGATAACCCAGAAAGCTTTAATATTTTTGTTGTGTTTTGTCTACCATTAAACATAAACTCTGTAAACAAACCAAATGTGGCTATGTTTTTGCCCCATTCCTGAGCGATTGTGCTTAGTTTTTGAGCAGTTAAACCATCTTTAATTGCTTTTTTTAAGTTTAATCTACCCGCATAGTTGCTGACAGTTTTAGCCATTCCGCTGGTATTAGAGTTAGTGGCAAAATTTACCAAAGCATCAAGAGCTCGAAGAGACTCTACTTCTGTAAGTAAATTTAAGTCCATCTCCAAGAACCTCTTTGCGGTTTGTTTTTGTTTGGGTGTTAAAGAAATTTTTTGCCCTTCTCCTGTCTCAGGGTCTGTATTAAATATATCTCGCCCAGTTTTAAGTTGGTTGTCCACTATACCGGCGTACAAATCAAACGCTTTTTTTGTAGCATCTTTAACTATTTTAGCTTTGTCTTGTATTTTGTTTTTAATTTGCTGGTTTATCGCTTGCTCAGTTCCTACTGCGTCTCTGCTTTCATCGTATAAAATATCTCTAACCTCTTTTAAGTTAAGCTCACTTGCAGGTGTACCTGTTAAAAACTCAAAAGCATCTTGTTCTAATTGTGCGTTTTGTTTGTTGATTAAATCTATTTCTTTTGCATTATATTCATCTGTCGCTTTAACATCTACCGCTGGAGCAACTCTACCTTCTTGAATGCTTTTTTTTGTAGTAGGTTTTAAACCGTCTAAAAGATTTTTACCCACATCTAAGTATTCTTGTACATCACTTACATCGTAGGGGTCAATTTTTAAAAAACCTTTAGCGCTATCTTTTACTGTAACATCAAGACGACCCGAAGGATCTTTAGTTTGTTTGGCTATCTGTTTGCGTAAAAGTTCTGCATCAGTAAGTTTTTTTTGATCTGCCGCTTTTTCAAACACTTTAGTAGTTTTGTTTACAAGTTTTTCTACTACAACAGGGTTCTTAAAATTCAAATTAGCAGTTTGTTTTATTAAAGAGTTAGCAACTTTAGAGCTAATCTTTCCTTGTTTTTGTGATTGATTTATTAAATCAGTAAAAGCTTTTTTTCTTACGCTTGCATCGTTTTGAGGGTTTCTAATTTTTTCAGTAGCTTCAGTAATTAAAGTTTCTTTTACCTGCTCTACGGTGGTAGGCTCAATTACCTGGGTCTCTGTAACCTCAGTCTCAACTTCGACCTCTTGGTTTGGTTCAGTTGTTTCATCGATTTGGTTTTCGAGTGTAACCTCTCCGGCAATTTCTGTCCCCTCGGCGTCTCCCTCTCGAACTGAGCCGCTATCTTGGGGTGGTTGCGGTAAAGGTATCTCCTCTGCGCTTGACTCTTGAATGGCATCTGTTGTGTATTTATTAGTTATATTATTTATTTTTTGAGTTACTTCTTGCTCTTTAACCTGTGTGTCTACAGGATTGTTTTGCAATTCAGTTAACTCTTCTTGTAAAGGAACTAGTTCGTTTAAATCTTGTTCTGATATATCAGGATATGCTTGTAAAAAGTTATCCTTAATATTGTCTTGTCTTACAACCCTATCGCTTAAATTATTAAAATTATCAAGCAAAGTATTAGCTTCGCTTTGTGTAAGTTTATTTTTTTTTACTAACCCATCAACAGTAGCCTCTATTATAATTTTACTGTTTGGAGATTTAATTACTTCAACTTGAGATAGATCAATGGTTTTATTACCTTTTTCGATTTCAAAAGCCTCAACTAAAGAATTGTATTTAGACTCATCTATAATTTTATTAATATTAGATTTTTGTTTATTTTGAATTACCCTTCTTACACCTGGGCCTAATCCAGAAAGAGGTGCTCCCACCGCTCCTCCAACTAAAAACGTATCAAAAGATTCTTGAAAAATATTTTCAAAGGCTCTTGCGTCATCAGAAAGTAAAGCGTCCAAACTTTTTTGACTTAATAAAGTTAGGGTTTCGCTGCTACCCTCCACACCTAGGCCTTTTAATGCTGACCTATATATATCTTTAATTGTAGTTAAAGCTTTTTCTTTAGGAACTCCTTTGAGTTTTTTAAATGTTTCCAAGCCCAACTTTCTTGTGAATCTTTCAAAAATAGCTTCAGCTAGGCCAGACCCAGCGGCGTTTGCTAAAGTCTGAAAATTTAAATCTTTTCCTTTTTGTTGCAATTCTCTACTTTTACCAGCAGCTGTTCCTCCAGCAATCAAAGCTAAACCTCCAGGGGCAAAAGCTAAAACCAAGGAAGGGATTGCGCCAACAACCTCATCAACTAACCTGCCCACACCTTGAGCTATCTGCGCTGGTTTTAAAGAAATTAAATCCTCTCCTATTCCAGTTTCAAATTGCTTTATTGTTTCTTGTATTTGGTCAGCTTCTTGTTGAAGATTTTTCGATATTTTATTTAAAGGGGCAGCTATTCCAACTGTTCCGCCACTAGTCGAAGCCGCAGTGGTTAAAACCTTTTCTCTATTTTCTGGGCTAAGTTTGTTGTAGCTTTTTTCAAACTCAGGGTCTACTAGCCCAATAATTGGAACAGATGCTTCGAGCGCCAACAAAGGAATCCTAGTTATATTAGACGCTAAAGTTTTAGTGTTAGCAATTAACTTTTTTATTGCCTCGGGGTCTTCAGGATTTAAATCTAATGTCCCTGTCATAGAGCCTGTGGGAGCTGTTGGCTCTTCAATTTGTGTTGAGACTGTTTCTTGTACATCAACAACCGAGTCATCGGTCTCTGATTGAATTATGGTTTCATCTTCTTTTGTAAAAATACCTTGCGAGACTAGATTGTCAAAATCGTTGGGGTACATCTCACGCAACTCAGATTCATTATAAATATTCCCCGCTGGTGTTTTGTATTTATCCTCCATGATTATTCAAGTTTTTGTAAAACCGACTCAGGAAGAGGCTGGTTTAAAGAAATGGCATCATATATTAGAGGTATTAAATTTTTGAACTCAGCTTCGTCACCACTCGTAGTTCCTATTTTTAAAACTTTGCCCTCTGGAAAAAGATTTGGAACACTAATAACTAGTCTTGTAGGGTTTTTTTGAACACTTATTTGAGGCGTCATCTCTGGTTTTAGCTGAGATGTTACTGCAAATATTTTATTGACCGCCTCTCTCATATCCTCAGCTCTAGCACCTGGAAATTTTGTGCTAAAAAAACGATCAAAATCCACGCTATCTAAAACATCAGGCCCAAATACGCCTGATTCAATTTGTGTCTCTATAAATGAACCTCCAGTTTTTTTCCTATCGCCTTCCCTTATAAAAATAGTAGGGGTGTTAGATTCATTAGTAATCTTTAAAGATTTTAGTTCGCTTGCTATGTTTTCTAAACCTGTTATACCTGTTATAGATTCCATGAAATCTTTTTTACCTTTATTAGTTTTAACACCTTCCGAATCAGTCGTCGTGTAAGAATATGGTATAGGGTCTAATCCTGACTTATCAGTGTAAGTTACTGTAAACCCTGTTTCGGTGAAATCTATGTCTTGTATTTCGTTGTCTTTGTTGCCCACATAATAATCTTTTGCTAATTGTTTTTGAGCATCAGTCCCATCATACAGATAAGATAAAAATCTTACGTTTTCTAATCTTGCTTGTCTGCCAGCAATTTCTTTTCTATCCCTTGCATCGGGCTCTTTTTTAACGGGCTCTTTAATAGTTCTATCAAAACTAGCGAGGAGTCTTGTTTTAACTATATCTTTAGCTTTGTTTAGTTGCTCTTCAGTTAATACCACATTTCCTTGAGGGTCATAAACTATTTTGTTTGGGTCAGTATTATCCATATCAAAAACAAGATTGTAATTTTCCCCACTATGATCTGCAAGTATACTAGCTGCAACTTTTGAATTTACACCCCCTACTATTGAGCTCACTTGGTCGTTTAAAGCCTCGTCAATCTCTTTATTTAAAACATCTCTGTCATCCTTATCTAAACTTGCTATAGTAACTAAACGACCACTTGAATCTTGAATGGTAACTTTTCCTACAGAATCTGATATGTTTTTAATTGTTTTGTCTAGCTCAAAATTCTTAAAACCCTCAGTAGATAATTTAACTAATTCAGAAGCGGTCATAAAATCTCCAGACTTAGCTGATACAACACCATTTTCATCTAAAGTAGAAACATTAACAGACGCGGTATAAGGATTTATATACGCTCCACTTTTGGCAAAATTCAAATACCCCTCCATTTTAGCTTTTATGTCCGCTAACAATACGCTTTGATCGCCATTTTGTATACCTTTTAAAGCAGCATCATAATTCTCATTAAATTTTTTTGCAGCAGTAAACATTAGTTCTGTTCCAGATTTTAAATTGGCTCGCCTTTGATAGTATTCTTGTTCTGAAATAGCTCCCCTTTTTAAATCTTGTAAATCACGAAGAGCTTGCTTGGAGGCTTGCTGCGAGAAGTCAGATATAAACCTATTAGCCTCTTCATAAGATCCTTGTGGTTGATCTAAAAGACTTTTAGCGTACTCAGCTTCTTTTTTGTTAATATCGTCTTTTCTTGCTTGTCTATCAGCTTGATCTGCACTAATAGCATCAGACATTTGTTTACCAATGTCCGCCCAATTTATTATATTGGGCTTACTATCTCTAACATATCCAAATCCTGTTGACATATTTATTATTTCGAATAATTAGGATTAGTAGTGTCAAGAGGAGTTATATCAGGCAAGATACTAACGGACGGTAGAGGGGTAATATCAACAGTAGGCATGTTAGCTTGAAACTGTTGGCTTATATCAACTACACCATTTGGTGTTCTAAAAAATCTAGAATTAGGATCGTCTATTAGTTTTGTTGAAACTATTTGGTCTCCTACTGTTTCGGTTGGAAATTGTACTGAACTATCGCTAAACAAAGGAACAGCTTGCATTGCCTGTATCCCTGCGCTGACTAATCCTTGAGCCCCTGCTTGATTTAACTCTCTTTGTCTAGCCCTTTGGTCAGCAGCCATATTTTGAAAACCCATTACTTCTTGTTTGTCTAATCCAACCAGTTGTCTTTGTAGATTTCTATCTTCATTAGCTGCGGCTCTTTGTAGGCTTTGAAGTTCTTGACCCATAGCAATTCTGTTTTGATTTTGCATTTGTTGTGCGGCTAACGCTGCACGACTAGCTCCAGCAACTGCGCCTCTTTGATCACCCTCTTGAGCTGCTTGTACAATTTGAGCACCTGTTGATATACCAGCTTCTCTAGCTAGCTCATAAGGTTCTTTTTGTATAGAAAGTCCTTTTAAATAATTTACTTGCAATTTGTCTCTTGCCTCTTGCAAAGCTTCCCCTGCTTTTTCAGCGGCCTTGTTTGCTTCTCTTCTGGCTTTTCCTGCTTGGATAAAGCTAGTACCTGCGCCAGCTGCAGATACACCGGCTCCAATCAAAAGCGCTGTAGATGTTGCTACTGCCATATTATAATATTTTTATCATTTCTTGATTATATTTATCACCTAAGGTATAACCGAGCTCTTGATATATTTTTTGTAAACCTTGATGTTTAATAAGAGCATAGACATAATTAGCTCCGCTATTTTTACAACTTGCCGTAAGAACATCAATTAGCATAAGCAAAGCTTTTTTTCTATTTGTTTTACCTTTATAATTTTTATTGGATATAATCCAATCTACCCATGCCACGCTAGAGTTTGTCATATAAATAAATCCAGCGCAAACAGGAGTTTGATGGTCTAATACTAACATCCCCCCAACACCATTGTCTGGTAAAAAATCTTTTCTAGGAGGCTCCCATTCCCAGTCTTTCCACCAACCAACTAGTGTGTTTTCGTAGTCAGTGGCTTCTAACTGCCTAATATTAAATTCCATTCTAGAGCAAAGATACTAAAAATTAAGGGAAGCTTTTCATAACTTGAGACTCGATAGCAAAAAGCTCAACTGATAAAGGCCCGTTATGCTGTAGAGTTGTTAAGCAATAATGACCTAGCAAACCATGTGATTCAGCTAAAGTGTTTTTAAATGCTAATATAAGAGGTGTATTAGTGGTGGGATTTGTAGCGCCATTTATGGTGCTATCAACTGTAATGCTAGATGTAGATATTGCGGTTATCACACCTGCAAGAGCGGGTGTATTGTCGTATTCATTAACGTAATAAAGGTAGTCGCCAATGCTAATTATAGAATCAATAGGAACGGAAAAGTTAAATATTCTCGGATTGTCTACATTAAAACCTGTGGTTCTGCCTATACCATTAACAGATCTTAGTACAAAATCTTTTAGTTCAGTTGGGGCTTGCGCTGTATTTTTTATAGCCGCATAATACGCTCCTTCTTTTTGTTCAAACCAAGTGCTGTTAACTGCACCTTGATTGTTCATGTCAGTTAAAAAAGTGCTTGTCCAACTTCCGTTTGATTCTAGTGATATGTTTTTAAACAATTTATTTTCCAAAGGGCTTTCATTAAATACTGTTGTAATTGTAGCAGGAAATTGTTGGTTGTAAAAATTGTTTCTTGAATTGTTTGTGTTGTGTCTATACAGATTACCGCCAGAAAAAGTATAAAAGAAATTATTCATTCCTAACATATAATCAGGGTGGTAAGAATAAAAGGATGGCCATCCTTGCGCACCATCACTATAAGTTAGTGTGTATTGATCTGGTATGGGGGCGAGTGGGTCGGGCACAGGATTGGTAGGCACTGGTGTGGGTAAAGCTGTAGTCTCAGCTGTAGCTGTTGGCGTTGGTGTAGGAGTTGCTGGCGTTGGTGTTGGCGGACTAGTAGCAGGAAATGTAAGATCAGGAGTTGCATCTGGTGTAAGCAATCCTTGTAAGCATATTTGCGCACTACCAAAAGTATTTGGTTGAGCCCCAAACAGAGATGATCTAGTTACAAATGTTAATATTGTGTACTCTCCTGAAACTAAAGAAGAGGGAGGGTTTGAGGGTTGCGTAAAAGCTGTAGGGTTGCTTTGAGTAGCTTTATTATTTACCCCATACGGATAAAATTTTACTATTTCGTTACCTAAGCTATCAAGTATTACACCAGCTCCTTCAACATATTCAGGGCCAGTAGTCCATTGAGTTCTTAATTGTGGAGTAGCTGCTGCATTAAAACTTAATGTGCCATTTATATTGATAGTAGCAGTATCGGCTACTTGATAAATATTACCGTCATTACCCCTATAAGTGGTAAGACCTCCATCATTTACAAAAACTGGATTTCCGCAATTTCTAAAACTCATCGTGTTGTATTATTATGCAAATTTACAATTTTATTAAGTATGTTATAAATTTACACTTGCAAATACCTTATTATTGGTTCATCCCACCCTTTGGATTCACTGTGAGGATAGACAACATATTTATAAGCAGGCATTCCAATGTACTCTCTTACAACTTGAATCAAATGTTTTTTATACCACTTATCCACTTCGTCTTTGTGTACATCTTCTCTATAAATTTCTTTTCCTTGAGCGTCTTGAAATATTATAGCTACAAAGCTATAGTCATCGTAATTTAACTCAGCTCTATTAAATTCAATTATGTATCTGACTTTTGTCAAATATGGAAAGTTATAAGTTCCAGGCAGCTTGTTATCTATGGTAGGTTGTTGTACGGCTCTGTCTTTAAATCTAATACCAATATGACGCTGAAAGTCTTCTAAAGTAGCCTCTTCTCCAAAACCATACTCTTGTAAATTTTTTTTCACACACTCAGAGCATTGAGCTCCATCAACTCCTAAAAGCATTTTCATTCGATTTAGAGAGCCTGTGTTTTGTTCAGTCCATTGTTTGTGGTCATCCCAATGTTTTGTTCTACCCTCTCGAGTGTATTCATGCCATGCAATAACTTCATGTGGATGAAATAAACTATACCCCCATGTAAATGCTCGAGCCGCTATACTTATTTCTTCTCCGTGAAAATAAAGCAAAGGGTCATGCGGAACTTCCTTACAAAACTTTCCTAGTGTAAAAGCAAAATGAGCAGAGTAAAATCTAGCTGGAAGAGGTTTGTCTGTTAGTTTACTCATGTGATATGGAAGAAAAAACACCACGCCTTCGGGTGAAAATTTATGAAACGACATACCCCAAGGCATAGTTTGTCTGTCATCTGGATCATTGTTGGGGTTGTAAGAAGGAAGGTAAGTTGTTATTAATGGTTTTTGATGACCTATTTTTTTTATAAAATCCATCATCGCAATCAACTTTACATCCCAACCTCTAACAAATCTATGGTGCGAATCAAGTTGTAGGGTGTATTTTTCCCCATCGTAATGTTGCTGAATTTGATTTCTTGCCCAACAAACACCTAAAGATTCTTTGTGTGGTATATCTATAATAATAAACTTAGAATCTTTTTTGTATTTAGTTAATCTATCCCACTTATCTTTTTTAGAATATTGATGAGCTATACATATCTTTAAATTATTAGGGTATTTAGCCTTACTAATTAAGTCATCCAAAGTTGGTATTAGTTCAGGGTCACGATAGCTTGCTATCTGAACAAAAATAGAATCCATTTAATTTAATTTAATTAAATCAAAGATACTATTTATTTAGGTACCATAATACCCATAGTTAGTATTAAATGGGTCAACAGCTGGGCCGTAAAGCGATGAGCTACTACAACTGTTACAATCATCATCATCACCTATCCTTGTAATACTATAAGCTTGGTTGTATAGTTGAGGGGTTTCAGTTGTTCCCGCTACCACATAACAGGCATTGTCTACAAAATTTCTCCATAAACCAGTTGCTCCATTAGGGTAGTAACTTACTGGCTGCGGCGAAACCGCTAATGCGCTTGTGTATTGAGAATTGTTGGAGTTATAATACCTAACATCACATCTAACAAATAAAATATATGGCTCAGGGCATCCAATAGCATAACCTCTAAAACTAGGGCTGCTTTCAAGCACACCAAAAACATCTATAGCTTGAATACCTGTAAGCTCGCTTTTGCCAGCAAGTTGAGAGTCATCTATTAATTGTTCAGTTATATAAATGTCTGTGCCATTTGGGCTTACTCTTGTACCAAGGTTATTCAAAGGCTGTGTTGTTCTAAAATAATAAGTGTTAGTTTGATCAGAGCATTTTCTAAGTTGATATATGTACTCCACAGGCGGAACAACCACAGAGGGACATCCTGTTTCGTTTGTTGGCACTACTGTAAGATTTTGTCCAGCTGTAGAGTTTAGAATTAAACTAGAGGACACGGTAGTTTTTATAGGGTTGTTCTCATTTGCAGCAGGGTCAAAAAATCCAGTATCACTTACACCAGGGTAATCTATAGGGTCTGAAATGCCAAATCTTTGATTATCTGTTGGTTTGTTAGCGTCGGTTGCTTCTATATAGCCGCCAGTTGTAAAAAACTGATTGTTAGAGCAAGGTGATATAAAATAGAATTTAGTAGGAGGTGTTGTAACAATGTCTTCTAATTCACCAGACAATGTATTAACCACAGTGTCTCCGCCCACGGGTATATTGCCACTTGGGTTGCTAGCAACAAAAGGATTAGAGGTTTTAAATCTTTTAGCTGAATTTATTACAGAAACGCCTATCCTAAAAAAATACGGCGTGCCCGCAGCCCCAGTTTTAGTAGCTGGTTCAGGAACTCCAGGATCAAATCCTTGTCCAACTAATACATAATCTACATCTCTTGTACCTCCTGTTATGTTGTTACTTATATTTTGTGTGACAGTATAAGTAGTCGGTGGAGTCGGTGGAGCGGAACAATTAGCACAAGTCTCTTGAACTTGAAGCAAACCATTTAGTTGTTGCCTAGATATTGTGTTATTTGAATAATATCCATCGGCAGCCAATGTTTGAAGGGAAACATCTGTATACACAGCAGTAGCATTTTCTAGTGTTGCCGCGTCTAAATAAAATAGTTGTCTTGTTGCCATATGTTATATTTTAAGTTGCACATTTTAAGGTTGCTCTCCATTTAGTTCCAGCTAGAGGCCCATAAACTTTTAATGTTGCTGTTGTGGTTGCTGTGCTTTTGGTAAAACTTACTGTTCCTTTTCCGCCAACAAAAAAAGTTCCATCTCCCGTTGAAGGTAAAGGCGCGTCAGCAGCACCGGTAGAAGCACCTATGTAAGTGTGCCCAGTATATACACCGTTATTGGGTTCAGTTAAATTATCACTTACTAAAGTTTGATTTAATTGGGGGATTTTAGTTCCGTCGCCTCTATATTGAGTGTCAATAACTATAGAGCCATCAAACTCAACTATAAACCTATCGGGTATATCGATGGCCTCAAACTGAAGAGTTACCGTTCCTGTGCCTGCGCCTAGAGTTATAGTCTGTGTATCAGGATAGCTTTGTCCTCCAGAGTAAGATGCCACTGCCCCACAAGGAACCACAGGGGAAGGAGCGCTACAATTACAACAAGCGTTTACCGATGAAGTTGTATCTTGACACAAACTCATTGAAGTTGTATTTCTATAATCCCAAATTAAATATAAATGCTTATCAGTAGAAGTTCCACTAGGCATGGTAAATGTAGCGTAGTTTCTGTCATTATCGGTAACAATAGGTGTTGCGTTGTTGGCAGCAGCTAACAAAGCATTTATATCTGTTGAGGTGTTTGAATAGACTGTGCTGCTTCTTAAATACATCAATCGATTTGATACTGTATCAAAATCATAATTATCATTATTTATTTTGTTACTTATAATCGAAACAAGAGCTCCTTCATCAGGTATAGCGTTTGATCCTAGCGCACCATTAACTGTTAGGTATTGTGATACAATAGGATTAGTTGTGCTTGATTGGAAGACAACTTGATTTGATTGCAATGGTGAGCTGGATACATTATCTGTCCACCTGTATTGATTGTGAATTAGTTTAGTTGCATCAGAGTTGCTTGTAATTGCAATATTGTATAATGTAATATCAGTTTGAGCAGGACAGCTTACAGTGATTTCAATGTTATCTGAAACTTGGCTAACAGTGGAAACCTCTATGGTTATTTCTTTTATGTCTGCTATGCTTTTAGGAACAGTAAACGAGCCGCTGATATAAACAATGCCACTAGTGTAAACCACGCCATTGTAAAAAGCATTTATTACATATCCTGGGCCAGAGCCAGCTGTGCTAGTTGCTTCTGTTACAATCTCTACATCAGCAGTTTCTGTTATTACATTTACAAGACCCGCTCCGCTTGGAGTGTTTTCTTCAGAAATAATATTATCGCTTTCAGACTCGGGAATAATATAACTTACAGTAACTGTTCCAGTTTCTAATCCTTCATCTACACAAAACACGGTTGCAACCCCAGGATTTACAGCTATGAACTGAGTGGTGTCACAAGGAATACATTCGTTAAATTCAAAAGTATTTTCAGAGTTTGTGGCTAAAACAAATTCATCTGTATAAGGGTCATAACCTCCTAACTTTTGAGTGGATATAGAGTTAATAAACATATCTCTAAACCACGACCTCATTCCAGCTTTTGAGATAATTGATAATCTGTCGTTTCCAACATCAGCGCCTGTAATTTTTACAACTGACCCTCTTTTAGAATCTGTAAAAAAAGTGTCTACTCCCCAAGAGGCAAAGCTTTCAGGGTTATTACTTATACCATATTCCTCAGGTCTAGCTATTTGTTTTCCTAATACAGTAGGCACTGAGGTTAAAGCTCCACCTCCACCCGCATCTGTTAAAATATCTTTACCTACTAAGACGTATGATATTCTGTCTTCTTGTAATGTTAGTATGTCATTTCTTCTAGCGTGTAATTTTCTAACTGGGCCAAATGAATCTTCCAAAGTTTTAAAATTAGCTAAACCAAGATTAAACTCATTTAGTTTGTTTACATTGGACTCATCATTAAATACACCACTATAAGTTAAATCAGCAAACCTATGAGCTTGCTTGTATATTTGTGAAGAAGTAGTAAATGTTCTATTACCAAAGTTTAATGTTTTACCATTAACAGAATCTCTTATTTTAAAGCTCTCAACACCATTTCCAAATGTAATACAGTTGTAAAAACCTGTGTCAATTATTGCGTCTTGTGCTGTATTTAATCCTGCATTTTGAAAGTCAATAATTTGGTCTTGGCTTGAGCCTGAATGTTGGCCTAGCGCATCGATGCTAAATGATAAATCATTTTCATACCAAACATCTGGCAAAGCATCTAGTGGTTGCGTTTCAAAAACTATTGTATTGTCTGCTCTTATAACCTCAATGTTAACTTCTAAAGAGCTTCTGCCTCTACCAGCACACCTTCTATCACCAGATATTCCTAAAAAAGTTTCTCCTGTAGCGTTACCGCCAGTGTCGCTTTTAAAAAATTCAAAATAATAATTTAAATGTTGCTGACTTAAATCAGAAGAGACAGGTTTAGCGGTGCTTATAGAAGTAGCAGAAGAGCCGCTTTGACTGTACACTATAGTGCCATTATAAGTAGTAGTTGACCCTGATCTGCCTTGAGTAAATGTAGATTTATCTTGAATTAGCGCTGATATGTTTTCCCCGTCAAAAAATTCTTTAAAATTTGTATAGTCTACAGCAACAAATACTTCCTCCTCAAATTCCCATCTTAAATTTTGGCATGCCGCAGATGCTCCACCCCCTGACCTATTCATATTGATTGTTATCTTTACTCTACTACCTGTAGGTATAGTGTAATCAATAAAACTAGTTGCCCCTGAACCTGCTGAGTTGGGAACACTAACTGAATAAAATATTTTAGGAAAATGATTTGTTTTATTCACGGAATTACTTTCTGTTCCTTTAAATACAAAGTTTCCTCCTGCATCAGTGTTGTTTACTACAGAAAAATTGTTAGGATTAATTTTCATGTAAGTCCCAGAGGGAGCATCTAAATCGGAGCTAGGGTTTAAAGGATCAGGAAATGTTATAAAACCCTTGGTTTTAGTTTCTTTCTCTAAAACTGTGGCAATCGTGCAGTTAGTTCTAACTCCATTAGCGTCCGACTTTACAATTAATCGGTCACCAGCTTGAACTTTATTTGCGTTTTCTCCTTCTAATAAAAAGAAAGCATCATTAGTGTCGTTGGCTTGGAAAAATATATTAGTGTAGATAGTTTCGTAAAGGTCTCTATCGGGCTTTATACAAAATTTAAATCTTTTTGCCCAAAACGGAGCAATCATAGCTGGCGCTCCCCCTGCTTGTCCACCTGGAATATTAACTTGAATTTTATTAATAAACTCAGAACCCGAACAAGGAACTGAAACAGTATTGTTAGGGCTAACTAAAGCGGTAGATGAACGATTAAAATCATCCATGTAGATTATACCTATTTCATACCCTCTATTGCTATGAAGGCTGTAATTGTTAGATGTTCCTGTATACTGAACGTCTGCTGAGCTAAGCCTATAATATTCATAAGTTGTATTGGCGCTATCAACAAATTTCATTGCTAACAGCTGTAGACCAATGGTATTTTCAGTTGGATATGCATAGATTTGAAACCCTTCGGCGCCTGCACTTATTCCGCTTTCAGTTTTTACAAAAGACCCTAAGTTAGATATTACACAATTAAATTCATCAGTAAAAGTAAAACCATTACAAGAATTGGTTACAGTTTGTATGCTAGTTGAGCTACCAATTTTTGCCACAAAATCTGCGCTAGTGGCTAAAGTATAAGCGTCGCTAAAGTCTTGTTGTAATATGTAATTAAAACTTAATTGAGTAAACGGCGTAGTGCTTGTGGGGGCTACACCTGCTGTAGTTGAAAAAGAGCTGTGTATAAAAGCTATTTCAAAAGAAATCCTAGACCCTTTATTTAATGCAATTCCTGTCAAATCTATAGTAAGTATAGAGTTATCTACCGATTGCGTTGCTCCGTATGTATAATATCCTTGTCCTATAGTAGATGGCACATCAATAAGCTCTACTTCGGCTTGGTCTAATGTTGCGCTATAATTAAAATTTACGGCGTTGTTGAACCGGTCTTTTAAATCATAACCTTCAATATAATTTCCATAGACAAGCCTATTGCCCATAATTGTTTGAGCTTGTGCTTTTAAAGGCACATTGTCGTATAAACGAAGTATTTCGTTTTCAGGTAAAACGGTAAAGATTTTTGAGCCATCAAAAACAAGAGTAAAATCATCATTGTTGCCAACTCCTTGGGCAAGCTTATCAACCCTTTCAATTATTTTTATAGTAGGGTCTTGCATTTCTTTAAACAATATTTCAAATCCCATTACTAAAGAGTCGCCTGTATTAACAGTAACCTCAACGGCATTAAAGTCATTTATCATTCCTTCATTTAAAAAGGAAACAGGGGTAAATCCAAAACTAGCGGCTGCAAATGCAGGGTCGCTAAACTGAGAAACTGCCGAGAACTCGCCATTAGCATATTGATATCTGTAAGCAAAACAAACAAACCTATCTTCTAAAAAAGTACTTTCGCCTATTGTATTAATTAAGTTTATTGTAGGAGATTCCGATGGTGGTTTTTTAATCACCAAAAGAGACTCTGCGCTAAACTGATCTATGTACGCCATTTTATAATGTTAATGTATAAGTAACTCCGTTTGTTAAACTTAAACCTATTAAAACCAATGAACCAGTGGCCTCAGGGTTTTGTGCTGCTCCGCTATCATCTGTAAAAAAAAACTGCGGCATATTGTAGTTGCATGAAAATGTTCCACTGCTTCCATCAGAACCTGTAATAGTTCCAGATAAAACACCTTGCCCTGGATTACCCGCTCCTGATGCCATAATAATACCTAGGGTGCTTGACCCTGCGCTTGAACCAGATGTTGTAGTCATAAATTGTGTTAAAGCAAAACCACTAGCATTGTTAACTCCTTGTATTCCATACCCTTTGGTTTGATTTAAAGCGCCAGTGCCTAAAGTGTAACACCCTGTGCCTGGTAAATTAATCTGAGTTGTTGTAGGTGCAACCCCAGCTCCCATTTCATTTATTGAAGTAGGACAACCTATAGTTGTGCCTTGATGAAAACCTATTTGTTCAGCGCCTGTACCTGTGGTTTGACCAGCTGTAAAGCTCCAAGCTGTTGTACTAGAAGTGGTTGATGTAGCTGTGTTTGGTTCAGCAAAGGGTTTTTTAGTATTTATTACGCGGGGTGGATTAAAATTATCAGTAAAAAAAAGAAGGTCTCCTTCAAGATTAACACCTGTCACTAAAAATTTTGGATTAAAATTTAGCGTTGTGTTTACTCCAGACCCATCATCAATACTTACAATATGATATACAATATCTGTAGTTAGTGTATTAAAAGATACAATCATGTCTAGTTTACCTGTGTTACCTAAAGAAAAAGAAGGGTCGTGAACAAACCAATATATTGTTTCGTTAGCGCCATCATCATAGGCTCCTATGCAACGAGCACTGTCGCTTAAATTAACATTTGTATTACTAACAGGGTCAAGATAAAACAAACGAGTCAACTGAGTATTACCTTTAGCTTTTTCGATTGAGCCTATCTCTGATTCCTCGGTTGAGCCAAGGCGTACATTTAAAGCATCTATATATTCTCCATTAGGAACAAGTCTCTCATCGAGAACTTTGTTCATTCGTCCCTTTACAAAATTTCGTTGAGTTCTAGCCATTTTACTTTATCCACTTATTTTCTCCTCTTAAATTCATTAACAATCTGCTTGGGTGTAAATTACTCATCCTAATTTTGGCGTTTCTAAGCAAAGCTGACTTATCTTTTCTAGCTCGGTTTACTATATATTCTTGCACCCCAAATTTGTTGTTTAATAATGCGTATTTAATATAAGCGTAAATATACTCTTCGAACATTTTGTTTACACTTACACTGTCATCATTACCGTTTTCCATACCATCTGAAATGTACTGAAGTATACATTGTTGATTAGCCATAGTCGAATCAAAATTAATTACACCAGCTTTTCTGTCAATCGTGAAAGTTGGGTTAAAATTAGCGGTCTCAGTATTTAAGCCATAACGAGCTCCAATACGAGAATTGTAAATATCACTATCAAAATTATTAAGTCCTGGATTAGCGTTTTCATCATTTAATTGGTTTAAGTATATACTCTCTAAAGACCCATTAGTTCTTGCTGTATCTAAGCTAGAAGTTTTTGTATTTACGTTGTCATCAGAATCATAGGTAAATGATGAACTTCCAGATTGTACAAAAGAAGTCGCTGATTGCACTTGTATGTTTTCAACTAAATCTCTAATTACATTATCTCTAAACAAAGAAAGTTTTACCCAATTAACAAAATCAGAAGGCAGAACAAATTTTAAATCATCGTAGACAGTTAACTCTAAAGATTTAATAATTTTAAAAGCATCGTAGTTTAATTCTTGTATACCCCTTTTGGCATGAAATAATATTTTATATCGGTTCACATTGTTAACTAAATGATGGTTTCCTTCATACATTAACAAGAAGTTGGTAATCACATCTTTTAAAGTTACATATTGATATGAACCCCAATTTGCATCGTTGGGTGTTGCTCCGTCATTTGTGTAATATTTTTTCTGATCTATGTATGCCATAATTATTGTTTTTGATCTTGCATTTGTTCTTCTAATTGTCCAAACTTAAACACATCTCCTTCTCTAATTTCTATACCAGCGTATTGTAATATTTTAGCAACCAAGTTATTGGCGTCATCTCTAGGTAATTCAAAATCTTGATAGTCTGCTTGACTTTGGTCAAATATAGGGTCGCCTGTACTTATAACACTAAATGTCCATTTTGGGTCTAAAGGATATCTGATGTATTGAGCTTCAATATCATTTGCTCCGTTAAATGTAGAAGGAAAAATAGTTATTAGGTTAGCTTGTTGAGTATAAGCTGGGAAATTTACCGATGGCGCTGTAAGCAAAGAGTTGTTAAGTAAAGTGATTTTACTTTGTGAAACGCGCTCTGCTTGACCTTTGAATGTTACGCCCAATGAACATAACACTTTATTTATTATATAATAATCCGAGGGTAAAGTATAAATATTTCCTGAGCTCTGTGTAAGCGTAGCGGTAACCGAAAAAGTATCTATTACTTCTTCGTAACTTTTTTTAATATCAGCATAACCTGTGCCTGACACTCTTGCGTTTTCTTCATTTATTTGCTGATTATAATTAGCAAAATATTCGTCAAACAAATCAAGTTGTGCTTGTTTAGCAAACAGATTAAAATCCGCAGGCGATATATATCCGTAATTGTTTTTATTAATAATCGCTAATACTGTATTTCTTACAGAGTTTATCATTACGTTTCAGTTTGTACAAAGATACGCAAAAAAAAAGAGGTCATTGATTTTGACCTCTTGTTAGATTATCGACTAAACGAGTTTTATGAAACCGTTGTTATCGCTTGACTTAAAGTTACGTCAATGGTTGCGTCAGTATAGCCTTGTCCCCAAACACTTACAAGAGCAGATTCTATAGCCGTTTTGTCTGCGGCGGTCATATTTCCTGAACCTGCTAAAGTCAATTGCTTGTCGAGGTAGTTCAAAACAATATTGTTTGTAACTAACCCAACGTATAATACATCACCGCCAAAAACATAATTTCCAATTACTAAAAATTTATTCATAATTTCTAAGATTTAAAAGGTGAATGTAAAAGCGTTTACCGTTTGACTCAATGCCGGTATACTATATAATACTTTTGTCCATTTCTGTTGTTGAGCACTTTTGATAACATCGAATACGATGTCTACGTCTGCTTGTACTAAAGCCGAGCCTGACGCAATTTTACTTTGAGAGCCATTACTGTAATCAATAACAATATCATCTGCGCTATCTAAATAGCAAGACGCTACATCTTTTACAGAGAACTGCTCTACTCCACCTCCAACGGTGATACTTGCATATTTGTTCATAATAAAAAAATTTATGTGTTAAAAAAACAAAGATACAACATTTTACTATGCGTTTTTAGCTAGTGATTTAAGGTGTTTGTATAATTCTATACCATCATCACTTTCAAAAAATGAAGCCGCCATATACAAAGGGTCTTCTCCGTAAGGAACATTTGTAAGTTTCTTTTTATTAGAAGCTGTATTAAACCATATTTCTTTTCCTTGATTTCTAAGACTTAAAAGCTTTTTATCAAAAAAAGATTGAATGGTGGCATTCATTTTTAAAGTAGGGTCTTTAAGCAAATTCAAAAAGTCTTCGGGTTGGTTTTTAGCCAATACTAATATTTCTCTTTTCAATTCCTCTAAAGAAGTTTTCCTTGGGTCTTTTTGAAAAAGCACACGAGTCATGTTTTCTATTTGCTCTACACTTAAGTTTCTAGCTTCAATTAGCGCATCTACTTGTAGGTCTAATTGTTTGTTTTTCTCAGCCGCATCTTTTTCTTTATTAATCTCAACAAAGACTTTACCATTAGCTGGGTGTATAGCTAAGAACTGTTGAAGCATTGTGTTTTCTTTTGGAACATTTAAAAAACCATCAGAAAACCAAATATGCTCTCTAACTATTTGTCCATCTTGCTCGTCTACAAAAATTGATTTTTGATTAGGTGAGTACCTAATAGGTCTGTTCACACCTTTTTTTTCATCCCAATAAAGCATTGGTCTTTTTCCTTGCCCTTGGTCAATTCGATATTGTAAAGGGGCTTTATCTCTCGTAAGTTTATACGATCTGTCTTTTACTTGTAATTTCATTTGATTCGATTTAAATTTTAAAAAATAAGAGAAGGGGATTTCTCCCCCTCTCTGTAATTAAATATTATTCTTGAAATAAGAAGAAGTTGTTCGCACCCATTGTACAAACAGCTCTCTCAGATAAGAAATTAACTTGCATATTATCTATGTCTGTAGTAGCAGCACCACCAGCAGATCCAGTAATCCAAGTTTTGTAACGCCTATCTTCAGTTTCAGAAGCTCTATAACGTACATGTAAGAATGGTCTTTTAGCATTTTTACCAAGAATTTGGTCATAAACACTAGTTGAACCAGCAGGAACCAATAGACCGTTGATACGACCTGATCCAGCTCCAGTTGGTAAACCACCTCTCATTGTAGGATCGTTTAGATATTTCCAATCTGTTTTATAGAAGTCATAACCTCTTCTAAATCCAGAGAATCCTAGATTTAAAGCCATTTCTTCGTCATTGTCAAATAGACCATAAGAAGTACCGCCAGACCCATAAGAGTTTTGTGCAGCTAACATATCATCGATATCAAACGTAAACTGTCTGTCAATAAACAATACGTTTTCCTCGATAGCTCCTTGCTTGTCTAATCTACTAATGATTGCGTCGAAATCTGATAATGTTGTAGGGTTACCTCCATCCCAAATGTTTCCTCTTTGAGAAACTGAATAGAAGATACCGTCAGAACCAGCACCTGGATTAGCAGCAGCACCTGAACTACCTAAAGCGGCAGCAGCACCAGAGTTAGTCTCTGCAGGTACAGCTTCAATCATTGCTGTTTCTAGATAATCATCAAATCTTAATCTTGTTTCATGCTCAGATTTTAGATACCACAGATATCCAGTCGCTCCATCTTCAGTAGTAATTTCTACCCATCCGATTTGCGCCATATCAGAACCAGACACTGTATAAGTATCTTTGATAATGATTGGTTTGTTTTCGAATATGAAGTCGTTAGACTCTAAAGAACCGACCATTCCAGCAGTTCCTTTTCTAAATTCTGATCCATAAATAAACACAGTAAGGTTAGTGTCTGTAGCGGCAGCTGTACCACCTGTGTTTCCAACATATCCACCTGCTTCATAAAAAGCAACTGTAAACTCACCTCTACCGCCACCCGCGTTATTTACTGCGGTTACAACAGCTTTGTTTAAACCTGAGCCATCGTTTTGTACAATAACTACAGTTTGACCAACTCTTACTACTTGTTCAGCAGCAGTAGGGTCTAAAGTGTCGTTTACTCTGAATGTTCCTGTATCAGCTGCATTAGCTGCCCCTGAACCAACAGATGTATATTTAGTGTGTAATCTACCTTGCTCTGCCCATTTAATAAGGTCAGAGTTAGTAGGCATCTCTGCTCCTACCATTCTTAGGAAGGATGAGATAGTTCTATTCCCATAACGCTCAAACTCCTTTTCATAAGTATCAGGAAGATACTGATTTAAAAAGTCGAAATTCGTTATGTAGTTTTCAGTTGACGGAGTTCTTTCTGAACTCGGTGTCAACGCAAAACTAGGTACGGATTTTACTTGTCCTGGCATAATTTTTATATTTTATATTTAACTTTTTTTAATACTTTTTATTCTTAATCCTCGGCTCGATGGCTGAGATAGTGCTTTAACCTGAAGTCCGCCTTTACTAACAGCTTGCGGTGCGCTTCTTTCTGTCATATCAATATTTTTAGTTTTACGCATCACAGTGTCTGTTGCTTGAGACTGACCTTGCTCATAAAAAAATCGAGCAAACTTTTCAGGATTCATAGCAATCGCTAATGACCTATGATAACCCTCAGCATCTACTAAAAGCCCTTGATCATCCAAAAATTTATTCACAAAATTCATTGGAGTTTCTTGCGCTTTTTTTAATTCTGATACGCTACCCGGAGTGTAAACTAGTTCTGTTTCGTCTATCTTGAATTTAAAACCTTTAAAATCAGGATTAAAAAGCTCATTGCTTTTTTGGACAAACCATTGACTTCGTTTTACAGACTCCTCTTGTTGAGTCTTAGCATCATTTAAATATTGCCTATAAGCTTGAAGCTCTTCTGAAGCAGTGCCAGAACTTTCCCTTGACTCAAGAGGCTGTTTGTACAGCTCCTGCTGTTGTCTAAAGAACTTTTTAGCTTTAGCAATTTCTTTTTTCTTTGCTAGTTTGAGTTTTTTTATTTGTGCTGGTTCATCAACCTCTTCATCAAATTTAAAATCATCCATCATCATCTCGATGTCTTCTGAATCTAAACCTTCTTCAGTAATAGCATAATACTCTCTTAGCAAAGAGTCAGGATTCATATCGGAATAGTCTCTTTGTAGTTTTACATAGTCGTTAATTCCTCTTCCTGTTTCTTTTTTATACTTAAAGTAAGCAGCGACATCTTTTGGTAACTCTTCGCTTTTTTCTCTTTCAGCTAAAAGTTCATCAAATGAAGTTATTTGCTTACCATATCTTTGTTCAATATATGAAAGAACCTGAGTGTCATCTAGCTCGGGTGGCTTCACCTCAGCTTGAATCTCCTCCTCTTTAATTTTTTCTTCTTCAGCAACTGGCTCACTCGCTGGTTGCTCAATGTTTTTTTTTGGCTTTTCTTCAGCCGCAGCTTCTTTAACCTCTACAGTTGAGTCAGCTTCAGACTCTTGTGTTTCTTGCTCGTGTTTATCAAGCAGTTCTTTTTCTATTTGTTGAGTTGACTTGCTTTCTAGCTCAGTCATCTCGCGTACTTTTAATTCCATTAGATTTAATTTTTACAAAGTTAAACAAAATTTAAACACACTTTTTCTACCTTGGCTCGAACTCCGCTAGGTCAAAACCATCTAAAGAATCCTCGTTTGATTCAAAGTTTTTTGGAGGAAGATTGTTTTTTCTTTGTGTTATAAGTTGTGATTGCTCGGTGTTTTGTTGGCTTATTCTTTCGCTTTTAGCTTTTTCTTTACTATCTTCTCTAGCAGATATTGCATTTTGTGTTATACCTTGAAGCTGTAGGTTGTATTGAAACTCTTGTTGCATTAATTGAGCTTTGAGTTGAGCTTCATTTTTATTTTTTTCTATTTCAAAAGCTATCTCGGCTTGTTTGTATTGCATTTTAGATTGAGCCTCAGCTTCTATTTTTTGCATTGCAGTTTGCGCAGCAAGCTGTTGTGCTTGTAGTTGCTGTTGAGCAACCATGGCTTGTTTTTGCATTTCTCTTTTTTCATCAGCCTCTTGTTTAGATTTTCTTTTTACTTTCAATAACTGATTAGCTAATTTTAGATTTTGTATTTCGCGTATATCGATAGCATCTTCAAGATTTATATCTCCTTTAGATAAAGCCATTTGAATATTTTGCTCTAACATAGCTTGTTGTTCCTCATCAGGAGAAAGCTCAATAAAAATACCAAAGTCATAAATATACAAATCACTTATCTCGTTTAGTATGCTGACATTGTATTTTCCAATTTTATTGATAAAATCTTCTTTGAAATCAGAATACTCTAATATGTCTGCAACCCTATATGTTAATGCTTCAGATAGTGTTCTGTATATATATAAACTTCCATCAAGTATATGTCTAGTGGCAGTGTTGGAATTTAAAGCCGCAAGTTTTTGAACACCTACTAAAGCATCGGGATTTGGTGTAGAACCATCTCTCGCTTCATTTAAGCCTGTTACAGCCCTCATCATGTCTAAGTAATGGTTATAGTTAGCTATGAGCATTTGTGTCTTAGAAGCGCCTGAATTTGATGTTAGCTGTTGTATTGGTACTCTTGCGTTATTAAACTCTCCCTCTTGCGTATAACTTCTACCGATAACACTACCTGTTTGAAAATAAAGACGAAGCGCATCCTCTGGATTATATCCTTGCCCAGTTCCTAAATCAACTTCATTTAGACCATCTGCGTCTATGTACACACCATCTGGAACAGTTCTAGCTATGACTTGTTGTAGTTTTAGGTGTGTAACTTGTATTAAATCTGCGAAAGGAATCATTCTTCTAACTAAAGACTCGATAACACCTTTATACATACGGGGAGCAACTGCAACATAATTAGGCATTGCGTGTTGTGAGCTTGATTTAGGACGAACCATGTTTTTCGAAAGCTCCCATTTTAGTAATATGTTAGTGCCCATAACCATTACACCATCATACCAAACATCTATAGTTTTTTCTATTTTTTCAAAGTTTCCTTCTTCTAGCATTTCATCTGGCGGATTAAACGTATCATCTTTCTGAATCATTTTAGTTCCGCCGTTGTCAAGCTTTTTCTTTTTATAGACCATCTTCTGTGTGGTCTTGTAGTTAAAATACATCAGCGTGCAAGTATCTCTATAAAAAATATCGTTTTCATAATACTGCGCTGTGTTAAAATAGTCATACCAGCTTTGGCTGTATTGTGCAATCTTTTCTAAATCCTCTCTTGTTAGCGTGGGGTCTATTTTAATAAGCTCTGCGGTTGGCACTGTTTTGATTTCGCCCCAATAGAAACAATCTTTAAAATGAGGGTCTTCTGTGTAGCTGTAAACAACATTAGCAGGGTCAACGTATTTGACAGTAACTCCTGCGCCTGGTAAGAACTCATGTTTAGCCACAGCCATGCCTGTAACCATCATATCATAATCTAATCGTTTTCTTATATCATCATAATGGTTTTCAGCAAAGATGGTATTGATTGCTTCTTCTTCTGCTATTTCTATCGCTGGTTTGTAATTTAAGTTCATATAAAGAGAAAGCTCTTCGTCGCTTGCTGGCAGTTCATCCGGATTCATAATAAAAGGATCAAAGCCTGTGTTTTCTTGAACAGTTTGCAAGACATCTTTAGCGGCCATTTGCCCTTCTATCATATCTTGATACTTGTTTCTTTTGGATTGCGATAAAGCGTCTTGAGCGTAGGCTTTTACTTTAAACAGCCTATCAGACATTCCGTTGACTACTATATCTACAAACTTGGCTATAATTGGAACGGGTGTCCAGTCTAAGTTAAGATAAGACAAATCACCGTCAACAGCTAGTTCGTTTTTATATTTATTGATAGGTTGTTCCCCTCTAGCATAAAGTCTTAGTCTGTTAAAGTCTCGCCATTGAGAATAATATCTACATCCTGTAGAGTCTTTTCTAAACCATTCGTATTGTATGGCTTGTCCAATTTGTAGTCCGTATTGTTCCGTTGCTTTCTCTGCGTCTGATACATATTGACTAGGAAAGCCCACAGATGAAATGTCTATTTTAACCTCTTTCATCTAATTAATTCACTTAAAATTCCATCATTAGTATATCTTGCAAAGTTAAGACTTATTTTGGATTGTTTTTTATTAGGTAAATAAATGCCTTTTTGATTAGCCATAATGGCAAGTCCTGAGCTAATACTTGCATCAAATCTCGTTCTATTACTAATATCAAACTTAGCCCAATCTTCTAACAGTCTATTAAAATATAAAGTGCCCATACTATTAGACTCTCTATAAGTAGACTCCATGTCTAATCCAACATGCTTTTCTATATATGACTCTATAGCTGCTGCATGAGATTGTTTTACATCCTCTGATGTGTTGGGGATACCACCTAACTCTCTTTCTGTTTTTGAAAGATTGTTATAATGTTTATCGGGTCTATTCATGCAATAACCTCTATATCCTCTATTTTTAAAATGATACAAAAGCCTTGGTTTGTTGTTCTCAATTAGAATAGGCATACTATAATATACACAAGCCATAAGAACTTCTTCAAAAAATATCTCTGCTGTTTGCGGTCTAGCTATGTATTCTAGAAAAAACTCATTGCTCGGCGCTTCATCCATGTTGTATTTGGTTAAACCGTGTAGGGCTCCGTTTGACCCTGTGCCACCAACTGTGCCTGATATATCGTAAGAATCACAACCAAGAGCACCAATATGTTCATTTACAGGATAAAAACAGTTGTTTTTAGTGATTTTATTATTAGTTAGATTTTTATTAGGAAACCAGCTAATTTTAAATCTACCTCTTGAATCAGGCGTCCAAACCACCTCACTGTCTTTTTTTCCATTTTTCCAATAAAACTTTCCTCTTGTTACATGATGCTCCATAATTAAAGAATCGTTGTAATCTATCTGCTGATATATCTTAGTTAAGTTAAACAAGCTCCCTTTGCTTTCATCTCTAAATGCATGAGATTCGGTACGAGGAAACTGTCTGTAAAATTCATTTAAAGCGTCGGGGTCTTTTTTTAATGACTCAACTTCTGCTTCCCAATAATCTATAGCCCCATTGTGTATCATTTCACCGTCAACACCTTTTATAGGCTTACTTGGTTTATAAAACACTGGCATCCCATATATATCTATAAACCCTTCCATGTTCCATTCCATTGGAATAAACAAAGAATATAAACCGCTTTTGGTTTGCCCGTTATTATTTCTTTGAGCTACATTAGAATCCTCGTAAAGCTTTTTAAAATTTTCACCTCCTTTATTAAGAGCATTTGAGGTAGAACCCATCATACATTTGCCTATAATCTTACTTCCTAACCTTAAACAAGTTTTAGTTACACGCCAATTATTTAATATATTGTTAGGTTTAATCCACTTACCACTTTCATCATGTACTAACAGTAATAGCTTTTCTCCGTCATAAGAGTTGTCATCGGTATTTTTCCAATCTATAGTCGTGTCTAGACCAAACAGCTCTTCATCCACTACATCATACATATTCTTTTTGGTAATTTTTGAAGCAGGGATTCGAAAAGCTAATTCAGTTTTAGGTTTATCCATACCATCTTGAATTGGTTTGAAAAAAAACGGAAGTCTGCTAGAGATGGGCACAACCTTATCGGTAAACATTTTTTTAGCATCAGAACCTGTTTTAGATAAAATACCAACCCTAGAATCTTTTGCTAAAGTTCCGGTGTTTACACATTCGGATGAGCCCATAAAAGAAAATCCTGATCTTCTTATTTTCAGATAATCTAATCCAAAACACCTATTGTCCGCTTTACAGGCTTCCCAATATAAAAAAAATACACGGTTTGCTTCTCTAAAATCGGGATACCCTACATCTATATTTATCCATTGTAAATACATATAATGAGAGCCAGTTATGTATGTAGGTTTTCCGTTATTATAAAACCAAAAACCTTGCTCTCTTTTGTCAAACTCTTTTTCTATGTAATCGACCCATTTGTTTTTAAACTGCATTGGCATTTCATTCCATTGAAATATAGATTGTATTTTGCTAAGTTGTTTTGACAGCTCTTCTCTTTCCCAATATTGATTTTTAGTTGTTTCTGATCTTTTGTATACTTGTTTGGGAAGAGCTGGCAACCCTATACAAAGCCCGTTTATGTTTACCACATCTCCTAAAGTTCCATCTTTGCTTATAATCACTAAATCATATTTGTGATTGTATCCATATAACCAAGTTCTCCCTGTGTTCTTTTTGGACTTCACATTTTTGGGCACATAGTCTTTTACTATGTGAAATAATTTATTTGGATCTTCTTTCTGCAAAACCTTGTTTAGTTAAGTTGTTATTTGAGTTTGGGTTTAAGTTTTCTTTCTCTTGGTCTATTTTTGACAAAATATCAAAAGCATCAAAGATGGCTAGTTTTTTAGTGGCTGCTGCATTTTTTAATCTATCAGCTGCTAATTCATCTTCAGGGTCAGGTTTTATAATGTCTTCCCTAGCTACTTTAATTAGTTGCTCCACAGCTTTTCTACCAGCTTCAATTATTTTAATTTTCAATTCCTCCGAGTTCATCTTTATAGTTTATTAATTTTAAATATTCTTTCAAATGTACTTCTTCCCAATGCTCTCTATATTCTCTGCCTTCCATAAAGGTTTTATCACATAAACTACATTTGATATTTTTTCTCAAAGCGCTACAGTTATTTGATGATCGTACATTCTATAAAGTTTTTCACCATCAACCTCAAACTCATATTCGCTTTCTGGTTTAAAAATAACTTTGTCATTCTTTTTCAAGCCCTTGCTTGATAAATAATTATTCAAATATTTAAGCGTTCCCACTAATGGCTCTTCTTTGTAATTTTTTGCTAAGTAAGATTCTTGTTTATCAATCGGTTTTATAAAACAGTAACGATCATGGCAAAACCATTTATCGTTTTGTTTGTACATAAAAAACTGATCATTTTCAATAAAAAACAAATTGTTTTGAAAATAGCTTTTGCTGCTTTTCTGCCGTCCTTTCATATCATTATAATATTTAAAAACATTATGGTGAACAAGAAGCGTGTCTCCTTTTTTTATTAAACCTTTGTAATCTAAAGGAGTAGAGACAACAGTCGCGTATCTGTTGGAGGCCATGTGATTTTCTTCAGATGTGCTAGTAATAAATTCAACATTACTTATGTTTTTGGTGTTATTATATCTTTTGTTTTTTGCAGGCGTGACAATAAAATAAAAAGGTGACCTCATTAAAAATTAATATTATATTCAATAGAAACAGGCATTGATGAATTAAACTCCTTCCATAACATAACCTCATTTTCTTTTTCAATCCATATTTTTATAGACTGAGTGCCTTGGTCTTGTTTGATTAAGTGTATAGAATATAAGCCGTTTAATATTTTTTGACCTACTAAATAATGCATGGCGCTCGATTTATAATCAGAGCCAATAGAAATTTTTCTAATGTCTACATTTACATCCATTACATTAAATTAAATTAAATGTAAAGATACAATAAAATTAGCGTCCTTGACCTTGGTAAAGTTTGCGGTAGTTTTTAGAGGACTTTAACGAAGAGGTTTTTGTTTTTGAATGTACGTTTGGTCTTTTAACCTTTTTCTTTGTTCTGTGAACAAAGCTTGCCATTTTAGCCATTCGGGTCTTTCATTAAATTAGTTTTTTGCTTACTACCCATAGAGCTACCAAAGTAATAACCTATTACCTGTGTAAAAGCGGCTACTACTGCGCCAAAACCCATATCAAATAATCTTTGAGATTCTTCAGGTATCTCCCATAAACCAATAGCTCCAGCTACAACGCCAATAAAACATAAAGTTATACCCCACCCAACTGTTTTGAATAGAACGTCATTTGATCCTGAAGCAAGAGCTGTCATTTCTCTTTGTCTTGCGCTTGCTCTATCAGCAACTTCAGCTTCATAAGCCTCAAGTATCATTTCTTGTGCTCTAATTTTATCTTCAAGCGGCGCGTTAGAATCTTTAATAGATGAAATCACTTGCTCGATAGACATGTTGCCTTGAATTAGGTTGCCCAAGGTTGGATTTATAAGACCTACGCTAGCTTTTAAAAGTCGACCTACGGTTGTTTGACCAAATTTTTTTTTAGGTTTACTCATATTTCAATATACGAAGTTTTTCCATCTTTACGAAATGCTTTTAAGCACCTAGCTCTATTTTCATTATAAGACCTATAGCTCACATGAACCCAAGCTGGGTTAGCATCATTTCCAAACTCCCAAATTAATTGATCAAAATCTAGATTATCTTTTATGTAATAAAACATTTGAGCGTTTGTTTTGTAACCAAATGTATCATCAATATCTAAAGCGCGCCCATTGCAGTGCTGTGACTTAGAGCTACCGCCTATAGCTTTATTTAAATCTTCAGAACGAAAAAATGAGTTTATCTTAATAGGGCCTCCTACCCATTTTCTCAAAGGTTCAAATATATTGTCTGCTATAACACCCATATTACTAAGCTGGTAGGGGTTAGGCTTGTTTTCTAAACCTAATCTTAAGCCTGTATTTGATTTAGTTGCTTCTAGATATGAGATATGTTTACTTATTCTTTCCACCTAACATATACCATTTGTGAATCGTATACCCTATTGAAACAGCCAGTAATATTATTTTTAAAACAACATCTATGTCTGTCATTGATATTCCTAATGCAGCTACATTTATACTATATATTTTCAAATCAGTTACGTCCATTTTTATAGGTTATAATATATTTAATTTTAATATCTCCAACTGTTGTTGTGGTTGTATAATTCATAGTTTTAATTTTTTAAGCAAAAGCCATATATACATAATCATAACCAGTATCGTTGAAATATGAACCTGTGCCTCCAATTAGTGTAAAATTATTTGAATTTAGTGTTAAGTAGCTAGAGGATGTATCGCTTTCGCCCCCAGAGCTATCTGCATAAATAATACCTGTATACTGATTACTAACCATTGCCCAAGGCGTGCCAGCATCCAAATTTTTAATCATGACAAAGGTTGGCTGAAAACCAGTAGAGACTACTACATTTGCTGCGCTTCCATTATATATGCCCATTTGGCTGTAACTGGCAACTGAGTGCCAGCAATACATTACATAATCTTTGTTTAAAGTGTTAAAATCAGCTGGTGTTCCCGACCAAGTTATTTTTGATGCATCCGCCCCAAAGCTAGTAACACTCGTTGCGATTGGATTTGTGTTTAATCCCTCTAACCTTTTATATGAACTCGATCCGGTGTCATAAATCCAAACAAACCAATTTACCGTATCAGTTAGGTTTTTAAAAATTACATAAGTAGGAGCCTGTGATAATCCATGAGCCACTGTTTGCCCAGAACCCCCGTTACCTCTGTATTGCACCACGCTAAATCCACCAGCTTGGTTTGCGCTTATAATAGCCGGTATGTCTCCTGTTACATTTAAAGATGCCTTACCCCCAGCTTTCCAATTCCAAGCAACTCTTGGAAAAGCGCTGCTAACCCCACCGGCTGTACCTATTTGAAACCCGTTGGGAGCAAAAGACAATAATGAATTAGCTTCAAGGGTTTCATCTAAAGTTAAATCAGGATATATTGCTAAATCTCTACCTCTAACTGAATCAAATGAGTAATGACTATTAGTTGTGCTTGTAACTTTTGTCCACACAAAATCAGGTTTAAAAGGGGTGTATATATTTTGAATAGCATTTGTCCCAGTGTAAGTTGTGTTTACAAAGCTGTTAGCAGCAGTAGGAACGGATGAGTCTTTATTAGCAGCTATTGCTAAGTATACATAAGTTCCTCCGTTTGCGTTCATGTTTGTTCCTGAGTTAGCCAATTCGAATCCGTTAGAATAAAAATTGTATCCTGAGTAATCATCTTCCGCAAAATTTTCATTAGGTCTTAACTCTCCATCTAAAGCATTACCAGGTGCCTCGCTTCCATATACTCTTTTATTGTCATAAATAAACCATCCCGCTATGTCGTCTGTTCTTTTTACTAATAAAAATGCAGGCTCAAATCCATCAGTGCCTGTTCCGTCACCGTTGCTATCGGTAAAAATATAATTACCCTTGTCGCTTCCTGTCCCTGTATAAGTTCCAATTTTTTGGTAACCCGAGACATTTGCAAAAATGTAGGCTATGTAAGTGCCTGTTGATACTGGATTAAAGGTTGTAGATGTTGGGGGTGTTGAACTTGTTGTGCCTCCAGTCCCAGTATCGTTTAACTCAAGGTAATTATAATTAGAATCAAGAACACCTGGAGGTAAGTACACATACCATGTGCCCCCACTAATGTTTCTTTGGATTAGTAGGCTAGGAGTTACACCTAAACCATGAGGCAGAGTTCCTGTGCCCCCATCGTATTTAACTATACTAAAACCAGCTTCAGTATTAACTGTTAGCCTTTTGGCTGCCATTGTACCTGCGGCGGCTGTTGTGGAATCAGCTCCATCTATCTTAAAACTACCTGCGGTAGGAACATTTCCAGCGCCTGCTACATTATCTGTTGTTGGTGCGCCTCCTGCTTTCCAGCACCAAGCTACAAAATTATATCCATCTCTATTTGTTCCTGTATAAGTGCCTAAACTAAATCCATTTGAATCAAAACTTGTTAGCGAGCCACTGTCATTATATTCTGTGTCGGTATCATTACTGTATAAAGTTTGTTCTACACCTCTAACTGAATCATATAACATGTGCGGTTCGGCTAAGCCCCTGTTTTTAGTCCACACAAAATCAGGTTGAAATCGTAATCCTGTATATCCAACGTCAGTTGTAAACCCACCATAAGTGCCGCTTAAATCTGAAGCGTCACCGTCTAATGGATATGCTGCGAAACATCCTGCACCTGAAGGGAAATCTAATGTGGCAGCTGTAGTTGTTGTTTCATTATCATAAAGGCTATCAATTTGTGTTGAAGTCAAGGCTGTGTTAAAAAATCTAGCTTGGTCTAAAGCTCCCTCTAATCGATTCCCTGACATATTTTCCCCACCATAACCAAGGCCAACATTTGTTGAAGTGTTCGACATAGTGCCTGACCAGCTTGAATTTGTTACCCCTGCTTTATCTACATAAACTGTTACCGAAGTGTTTGTGTCAATAACAAAAGCAACATTGTGCCAATTACCATCATTAACTGTAGCTGTTGATGTAGCTGTAGCTATGTGAGTTCCACTAGATGTATAAACACCAATAGCAACTGTTCCATTTGTGTTCATATAAAACTGCCATTCGTATGTAGCCGCTCCATCATCTTGTTTACTTGCAATATAACCAACACTTGTTGATGTTGTTTTTATCCAAACACTAAAACTTAAATCATTATTAGCAGGTGAAAAAACATCTGCATCAGCTATAAAAATTTGTGAACCACTAGAAGCGCCGTTGAGATTAGCAGCCTCATTAAATTTAGCGTCTAATGTTCGAGCTGTTACATTCCCATAGTATGTGCTTACATTAAAGTTTTGTTCTGGAAAATCATCAGCAGTTGGTAATTCCTCTGTGTCTATTTGATACCATGCTGTTGTGCCTGAGTCATAATACTCAACATATTTTTCTTCAGTATTAAACCTCCATTCTCC